GAACGGGTCGTTGCCGCCGGAACTCACCCGGCGCCGCGGCGGCGCCGTCGCGCTCGCCGCGGTGATGCCGGCCATGGCGGCCGCCATCCGGGACAACGACATCGGCCGGGTGAACGCGGCGCTGTCCGACGTCGTCCCGGGCATGGACACCGGCGGCGGCGCCACCGGCACCGGGCAATGGTTGGGCGAATTGTGGTCACCGATCGCCCAAGAACGGCACTTTTGGCCACGGGTGCAACACCAGACGTTGACGACCGGGCTAAAGGTCTACGGGTGGAAGTGGGGCGTGATGCCGGCCGTCGGCCCGTACGCCGGGAACAAGACGGCGATCCCGTCCAACGCCGTCACGATGGTCCCGGCGGAAGCGCCGATCACCCGTTACGCCGGCGGTTGGGACATCGACCGTATCCTCGTCGATCTGGGGGAACCCGGGTTTTTGGAATCGTTCTTCCGGGCCGCTACCGTCGATCTGGGGAACAAACTCGAGGCCGGGTTAGCGGACGCGATCGAAGCGGCCGCCGGCGTCGGCGGCACGGCGCCCGACGTCTACTCCGCGGTGTCGCTGGCGATCCGCACGTTGATCGCCGCCGGCGCGACCCCGGCCGCCGTCGGGCTGGCGTCCGACGTCTGGGCCGACCTCGTCGAATCGCCGCGGTCGACGTCGCCGTGGTGGCTACCGGAACAGGCCAAACTCTCGTTGGGCGGCGAGACGGCCGACCTCACCGACCTGGGCGTGTTCCTGGCACCGTCGCTCGACCCCGGCGAGGTGTTGGCGTGGGATAAGCGGGCCGTCACGACCTACGAAGCCTCGCCGATGCCGGTACGGGTGCAGGCCGTGAACATCCCCAACGGTGGCATCGACCTGGGCGTGTTCGCCTACTCGTCGACCATCGTCAACGACGCCCGCGGCGTCGCGCTCGTCACCGTGACGACCGTCCCGTAACCGATGACCGGACCCGTTGCGCCCGTGTGGCTGTCAGTTGCCGACGTCAAGGACCAACTACGGATCGCCGGCGGCGACACCACCGACGATGCGTTGATCACCCGGTGCGCCGCGGCCGTCGAACCACAGGTGCAACGGGCCCGGCCCGACCAGGCCGGCGCCGACGGGTACGCACCCGACGCGGAGGTCTACCAAGCGGCCGTGATGCTGGCGGCCCGGTTGGTGCGCCGCCGGAACTCACCCGGCGGCGTCGAAACGTTCGGTGAATCCGTAACCTACGTGTCACGGATGGACCCGGAAATAGCCCGGGCGTTGCACACCGGCCCATATGCCCGGCCCGGTGTCGGATGAACGTCGCCGGCGCCGTGCAATCCATCGTCGACCGACTGTTGGCGGCCGGTGTGCGGGCCACCAACGATGAGCGCGACATTAACCCGCCGTGCGTGTATGTCGCGCCGCCGGCGCTCGTGTGGCGCTTCGGCCGTAACGACTTTGATTGTGAGTTCACAATATGGGCGATCACCAACGCCGCCGGCCGTAACGTCGACCTCGTCAACCTGGGCGAACTATTGGCCGACGTCACACAGGCGTTGCAATTCGCCGCGGTCCGCGCTGAACCCGCCGACCTGCTGTTACCGCAACAGGCCGCACCGTTGCCGGCGTACCGCTTGACGATGAACGAACGTGTCCGCAATTCACGCATCACCGCAAAGGAGAGATAACCATGCCTGTGTTGGGACCCGGGACCCTCGAAATTGGCGTCACCGGAACGGAAATTGACGTGTCGTGCCTGGTCAACGGGTGCCGTGTGTCACCCACCAAGAACGAGGGTGACGCAACGCAAAAGCTCTGCGGCACAAAGGTTCCCGGCGCGATCACCTACACGGCGAAGCTCGCCGGGAATATTGATATTGATTCCGACGCCGGCGCCGCGGGATTGTTCGCGCTATCCTGGTCGGCGCCTGGCACACAACAGGCGTTTAATTTCGTCCCTAATACCGTGGAAGGCACGGCGGCCGCCGGAACATTAGTGCTTGACCCGCTCGACTTCGGTGCCGATAAATACGGCGATTTATTGACCAGTGACTTCGAATTCACCATTGTCGGTGATGTGACATTCACCTACGCCGGCGGCGCAACGATGGTGATGCGGACCGGTGTGCCGATTGTGCAAGAGCGGATCGGGCCGCCGGCGCCGGCGGACGACGCACCGGCCCGGAAAACGAAAACGAAAACGAGCGCGTGACCGGCGGCGTCGAACTGATCGGCGGCGACACCTTTGCGCGGACGTTGGCGGCGTTCGGTGACGAGGTGACGCACCTCACCGCGGCGCACACCGCGGCCGGCGCGGAGGTTGCCCGGTTGGCCGGCGGCCGGGCCCGTCGGCGGACGGGTGCGTTGGCGGCGTCGTTCGGCCCGCGGGTCACCGACGCCGGCGTCGTGGTCACCTCGCCGCTGCGATACGCCGGCGTGCAAGAGTTCGGGTGGTCGGCGCATCACATCACGCCGTCCTACGCGCTGACATCGGCGCTGGACGACGCCGCGCCGACGGTGGAGCGCATCTATGGCGACGCGGTGGACACCGCACTAGGGAAGGTGAGAGGCAAGTGAGCGCACGGAATCTAGCGCCGGTGCCGGCCGACGTGGAATTGCCGGCCGGCCCGTTCGACGTCCCGGTGAGCAAACTAGGGTTGACGATTCCCCGGTTGCGGGTCGTGCCGGCCAACGGTGACCCCTACGAAGTGCAGGTGTTGAACCCCGACCTGTTGCTGTTCGAGGACACCGCGGCGACTCACCGGTGGAAGGGTCCCGGTGACGCGCCGTTCCGGTGGCTGACGTTCATGGCGTGGGCCGCGTCCCGGCGGACCGGTGTCATCGACGAGTCGATGACGTGGGAACTGTTCAAGTCGACCACCCGGCAGATCGACAACGTGTCCACCGCAACGGATACCGCGGACCCTACCCGGCCGGGACCCGTTCCCGGTTGATCGTGGAAATAGCGGTGGCGACGTCGACACCGCCGGCCGGGTGGCGCGACGAGTCGGACCGGGTCTTGGCCACCGTGCTTGACGTGCTCGAGGAACAGGCAAAAGCGATCCGCAACGGGAGGTGACACGGTGGCCCGGTCCATTGAACTGTTGGTACGGATCGCCGTCGACGCCGCCAACGCCGGCGCCGACATCGACGCCGCCGGCAACGCCGCGGAACGCTTCGGATCGGGCATGCAACAGTTGGCGATCCCGGCCGCGGCCGCCGGCGCCGCCGTCGTGGCGTTCGGCAAAAACGCGATCGACGCGGCGTCCGCGGCGCAACAGGCGCAAGGCGGCGTGGAAGCGGTGTTCGGGTCGTCCGCGCAACAGGTGACGGCGTGGGCCGCGGACGCCGTGAATTCCGCCGGGTTGTCGACCACGGCATACGAAACGATGGCGGCCGGGATCGGCGGCGCGCTCACCGGTATGGGCGTCCCGATGGACGCGGCCGCGCAATCGACACAGGACCTCATCACCCGTTCCGCCGACCTCGCAAGCGTTTTCGGTGGCACGACCGCGGAAGCGGCGGACGCCGTCACCTCCGCGTTCCGCGGCGAGTACGACTCACTACAGCGGCTCATACCGGGTATGTCGGGCGCCGCGGTGGAAGCGCAGATGGCGGCCGACGCCACGGCCGGCATGACCTTTGCGTCGCAGGATGCGGCGAAGGCGCACGCGATAACCGCGGTGATCATGGACAAGTCGGCGGCCGCGGCCGGGAACTTTGCGAAAGAGTCGGACACCGCGGAAGGCGCGTCGGCCCGGGCCGGCGCCACCGCGGAAAACACCGCGGCGACACTAGGCCAGTCGCTGTTGCCGGCCTACACGGCACTTCAAGGCGTGCTACAGAGCGTCGCGGAATGGATCGGGCAGAATTCGACGCTCGTGCTCATCCTCGCCGGCGTCATCGGCGGGTTGGCGGCCGCCGTGCTCATCGTCAACGGTGTGATGGCGGCCGCGTCCGCTGCGACCGCGATATGGGCCGCCGTGCAGGGTGTCGCATCCGGTGTCACCACCGGGTTCACGGCCGTGATGGGCGTCCTCAACGCGGTGATGGCGGCTAACCCGGTGCTGTTGGTCGTGCTCGCCGTCGCCGCGTTGGTTGCCGGAATCATCCTGCTATGGAACAACTGTGAAGCGTTCCGGTCGTTCATCATGGGGATGTGGGAAGCGATCGCCGGCGCCGCGACCGACGCGTGGAACGCGATTAGTAGCGCCGCGTCGACCGCGTGGAACGCGATTAGCTCACTGGTCGGGTCGGTGATTAGCGCTATCGGGTCGGCTATCTCGAGCGTCGGTAACACGATTGTCGGTGTGTGGAACTCGATTAAAGCGGCGGCGTCGTCGGTGTGGTCGGCTATCGGGTCGCTCGTGTCGTCGATCGTGTCCGGCATCGCGTCGGCCGTGTCCGGGATCGTGAGCGGCGTCGTCGGCGCGTGGAACAGTATCCGCGCCGCGGCGGAAAGTGCGTGGAACGCGATCACTTCCGTGGTGTCGAGCGTCGCGGACGCGATTACGTCGATCGTGTCCGGGATCGTTGGCAGTATCAACGCCACATGGGCGGCGATCCAACGGGCCGGTGAAGCCGTGTGGCGACCGATCCAAGCGGCCGCTACCGCTGCCATGGGCGTGATTAAAGGTGTGATTGATGGCGTGTTAGGTGCGATCCAAAGCGTGTCCTCCGCGATTCAAGGCGCGTTGGGTTGGGCCGGTGACCTGTTGTCGAAGATCACCGGCGCCGGGAACGCCGCGGCGTCGGTGCCCGGTGGCACCATGGCGGCGTCGGCGTACGGGTTCGCCGCGGCGTCGCCGTCGCTGGGCCGGGCCGGGCTGCTGGCCGGCCCGCGGGCCG